GACTATTGCTAAAACTTCCAGCGGCGGTCGCACTCTAGACAGTTTACAAACGTAGTCATAGGCTCATCTGCCGAACGGGTTTGCATCTGATAGTAATCGCACTTCGTCTTCTTCTTGCATCCAGAACACCACATGAAGATAGAGGCATTCTCATTCTTAGAATACAGTTTCTTCTCGCTTTCAATAATCTTCTCAATAGCAGATTTCCATCTTGCTGGGCACAAATCAACGGATGACATCTCAGCAAATGCACGAACAGAAATATCTCCTTGTTTTAACTTTCCAACCCAATCCTCGCTGTTCTGAACATAGCTTTCAAGACCCTTCAAATTTTCGTATATCGACATAGCTCTGCTGCGATACATATTCCAAAATACTCGATTGCTCCAATCTACTTCCATGTTTTCTTTGATCGCCTGGTCACTGACAACATGAAGCATAGACTCTTCTAGTTGTGTTGCAATCTCTTCGTCGCCAATAACTTCAGTAAAATTTTCGATTACTTTGTCACGAATCGCACACTCTACGAATACATTCTTTGATCGAGTTCCGATAGCCTTTGCAATATACACAACATCGCGAGCTGGACCAGTATCTTCCTCTTCTACAGATAAATCGTCAGGCAGAGCTACTTCTCCGTCTTCGTCTTCATCTCCAGCATTTGGAACAGAATCCTCATCAATAACAAAGGACCATTCTGAGTAAAGAGTTTCATAGTCATCGGGTTTTAAGTTTACATACGCTGATGCGGGTGCGTCATATTCATCCTGTTCTTCAACCATAGATGCCAAAATTACAATATTGCCAAAGAACTCTTCTTCGTCAAAAGGAGATGGAAGCATATGTTGATTTTCCTGACCATCATCGCCTGTCATTGAGGCAAACACGCTTAGCCAACGGGTATCTTTCAAAGGATCTTGGATCTTCCCTTGGAACTGAATATCAGTATTCTTATACTTCTTACGAATCCATTCAAGGACATCTGCAGTCTTTGCCGGGATTTGAACTTCGTTAATCTGGCCATTTGTCGAAATAGATACGCTTGATACCATTTTTAGTGATACTTTTGTAGCCATTGTATATTTCGTTTTGCGGTTATGAAAACGGATTTATGTTGTTTTAAACAACGAGTAGTAACAAAATGTCAAGTTATAAGCCCCCACACATGCGCAAGCCGAAGTGGAAGATCGAGGAAGAGCGTGTCGAGAAAGCTCGCGAGCGTGAGGTTGCAAACACCGATCAGAACTTTCCTGCGCTTGGTTCGGCAACTTCAAAGCCAAATACGTGGGGCGGAGCAAAGAGCTTTGCTACCATGGCAGCTGAATGGAGTGTTTTGAGCGAGGAGCAAAAGGAGGAAGCAGAGCGTGAGAAGTTGCGTGAAATCCGAACTAGAGTTCACGCACCTATGTTCTACAGAACTCGACAGGTAACTGAAGATGTTCACAACACATACGAAGATGACGATACGCGTCCACTAACAACTGGGGATGATGAATGGAACACAATCCAGAAAAAGATTCGGCCTGTCAAGCCTCGTGTAGAGGATGACTTGCAGGAGAATATCCCTGCTGAAAACAGCGCAGATAAAGACTCGATGTGGAGTGATGAACAGCCTAAGGAGCACGAAACTTACTGGGATGAGCGTCGCACTTAATCTGCACTAGTGTAAACTGTTGGCACCGCCTTAATAAAAAATCCACGAATCCAGGCAGCCATTTTCTGGGCATAAATCGCAATGTAAAGCCCAGTTACATTCCTGCTAGATAGCCATCCGTAGTATATACCAAATCCAAAAGCACATAAAAGAAGAACGACATCCAACAACGCCAGGATACCGTTTTTGCTTATCTGGTCACCTGCCCATTTTGAAATACCAGAAGGGGGAGATGCCTTTTTCTTCGCACCAGTTAAGTCTGAACGCTCAACTGGCTTTACTTCAGATTTCTTTCCGGTTCGGCGGCAACGCATATATGTCTTATTATCGTGAGGCATAGGACCTCCTGGAAGCTGCTGGACGTCGTTGAAAAAGACTTCTCGGTCGCCGAGTGGCTGGACAGGACGCGAGCCTGGCGATACATTTTTGGTTAGTATCGCAAAATTGTTAGAATCCATATTGATCATTGCCTTGAATACGACCCACTTGACGCTCTGGCAAGGTGGGATTACCATTGAGCCATCATATACAAAGTAGGATCCTGTTGGAGGCACCATCATAAAAAGACCCCAATTATCTCCTAGATTAACAGCTGTGTATTTTTCAGACGGGTTTGCATAGGGAATAAACGAATTAAAAAAGTGAGTGGAAGATGTTTCAGCAGGGTTCACGCGAATTAACGAACTCACACAGAGAACCTGACCTGTAGGATTGGTAAAAATAGCAACAACTTCCGCATCTGCCTGGATATTTTCAATCGTATGATGGCTTGGATGAGTTAATAGAAGCTGATTACACATGTATCCTTCCCCATTAAACTTACAAGATCCTAAGCTTGTTGTGCTCTGAAGAATCATTCCCTCATCAGAAATCATAACATTTGCCTGAGGAATCATTGCATCATCGAACACCAAGTCGCAAAGTAGATCGCAAGGTTTGGCAAATGACTGTGACAGGTTTATAGGGCTTTGGGCAGTTGCAGAACACGCTCCTCCCCATGAAGTAGCAGAGCTATAGATACTCATTTGTAGTTTGTCAGTATTTTGTATCTGAAGAATAAGCAATATGGATGAAACAAACCCCTTTTCAGATAAACCGGTAACACCCCCAGCTGCTGATGCGAGCACGACTGTTACTGCAGTAACCGAAGCAGTTACTACTCGTGCAAAATTTAGTTTTGGTGTTGCTAGAGACTTTATATTTAAGCTTTTCTTATACTTGCCCACTTCCCTAGTTTTATTCGGGTTTTTAGCTGACGCGATTCAACAAGATTTCAGGTATTCTATTGCAAGTTTAATTGGCATTTCATCTGTATTCGTTAACAGCTTACTTGGTAGACTATTAAAGCTTGTTGTTAATGCTCCCGCGTCTGTATTTGAAGTTGGAGCAGGATGTACAGTTCCTGGATTTGAAGCGTTTGAATCAGTATTTGCTGCTCAAGGTATCGTTTTACCTGCCTCTATTTTTACATATTTCTTCATTGATTTTGGATTAAATCGCTCGGCTAGTCAAAACATAGGAGTTGCTGCTACATTTATTGGATTCTTACTACTACAGCTAATTGTCATGGGGTTCTCAGGATGTCTTACCAGATATTATTGGAATAACTCGTTTGCCACAATTATGATGTCTCTATTGTTCGGTGGAATTACTGGAAGTATTGGTTGGGGAGTCGTTAAAGCAGTTTCTCCTGGCCGGCTTCCTACTGCTAACAATAATAGTTCTACACCTACACCTGCCCACAGATATCCATTGAGTCCTGAAAAAGCTTCTTCTAGCGTTGGAACCTGTTCAGCCCCCAACGATGATGACCAGCTGGTCTGCGAAGCATATAAAAATGGTGAATTAGTTACTACATCTATATCTACTTAGTTGCATTTCGGAGTAGTTTTGTCCATTCTCCGATTTCTGCACCACTATATTTATCTGTATAAGGAAGAGGTGTATTGTATGGCTTACGAGCTATTACATTGCCGTCTGAACCTGTTGTTACAATAACGAGTGTTGGCACAACACTGACTCCAAACTTACGAGTATATCCTTCCACATCATTGTGGGTATTTACAGTAATCCAGGTGTATTGTGAGAAATCTTCCTTTAGTTCTTCGACCGCAGGCTTGATACGCTTGCAAGGAGGGCACGTCGGTGACCAGAAGTGATAGGCTACGACACTCATTCTTCCTTTTCTATCTTTGTCGATTCAGTGATTAAATGGTTAGCTGATGTTAGCTTATACATGTTTGTCCTATGCAACTTCTGTTTTTCAAGATTGAAGCCTCTCTTCTTAATTGTTTTTGTAAGAACGGTAAGAAGAGCAGACTCATATGTGGATCTATCTAGCTTACCAATATTGTCAAGGCACCAATCGATCATCGTTCTCTCTGAAACAGCTGGACCCATTAGTTGAAGTGGAAACTGTGGAAATACTTCTTCTGTATTTGTTGTAATAACTTTAACCTCCTCTGAAGGATTCAAAACTCGCACTGCCATCTTATCCACAATATCATTATTGCGACTCAGATCGTCGTCTTTACCAGTATGCGCAGCAACGTATGAAATGATATAACTTTTAAATTTGGCAAGGCGAATTGTAGTTTCTTCAATCAAGTCCCGATTTGCAACATCCTTACCGTCCGATGTTTTCCAACCTCGCTGAATCCATCCAGATATCCAAGTTGTCAGGCAGTTTTTGGAGTAAGTAGAGTCGGTATAAATTTGAAGATCGATATCAGACGCTGGAAACGATTCTTCAGCTTTCTTTACACATTCCAAAATAGCAAGAAGCTCTCCACGATTATTAGTTTGGGGGTGATCTGCTGGAACTACATCGGCATTTGACAAGTCTTTGTGTTCTGGAAACCAGAACGCATATGACGCACGAGCATTCTTCTTGCCGTTCGATGAACATGCTCCGTCGGTAAATGCTCTAATCTTCATGTTCTATTACTTGGGGAGAATGTAAGTAAACTGGCATTCGTTTTATAATACATCGACTCTGAATTGCAGGTTGAACTGTTGTGGGATCTTCTACATGAAACCATACTCTGCATTTAAAAGACCTCTGTTCTAAAGATCGTCTCAACATTTGTTGACATGAATATGTCAAGAATTCAGAATGAAAAATTAGAAGAATTCGCAGCCGTGTAGCCTGTCTTTCTGGAACTTGTGAAATCCAATTTTCAAACCAAGGCGCAAATGTATCTACTGAATTAACTTCAGCAGCATCGATTTCTGAGAATTCACATGTTACCTTATGTTTTACTTTATACGCATTCCATACCTTTCTTGTTTCAACGTCGTTTAACGGTTCAAACAAAAGATAATGCGGAGGAGGATATGCAAGATCCATTAGCTTTAATATTTATGACTGTGTAGACGGAATAATCTTCTTAATGGGGATATCTGCCGAAACAACGTAAAGGCTGTTTTCGGTTTCAATAATATAGCACGATTCGCACTTAAAAACTCCCTGGATCGTTGATGTATATTCCGAGTCAGACTTCACCAAAAACTTTGTTGCATCCTGAACCCCGATACAGCACTTCTTCTCGAGGCTATCGGTGTAATAATCTAAGTATATAGGGGTGTCCTTTTCAATAGAAAGCTGGGCAGCGCGGAGGAGAACACCTGCTGATGGTAGGGCCATTTACTTTATCTTATTCTCTTATTGAACGAGTTTGAACGCATCTTCCATCTTGAATCGACAGCGAGCTGAAAGTCCAGGTGTCCATTCACGAGGACTTTCTAGAATTTCTTTAAGTGTCTCGGACAGGTATGCTTTAAGAATATGAGACTTTGTCAATTTAGCCGTCTCATATAGAAATACAGAAAACTGACCAACATTTTCATCGATTTGATCAGTTTTTGGTTGAGCGATAAGCTGCTTTAGCTGTGAAACTACATTTTGCAGTCCTGTCTTCACACATTCCTCGGTAACAAGGCCACGAAGAGATAACTCCACCATAAATTTTGCGTAACCCTTTCGCTTCTCTTTCTGCTTCATCCATTCAATAACCTTGTTATCAAAATCTGAGTCTAAGCCATGCGGATATGTCAACGTCTCTGTGAGATTATATAGCTTCGGAAACATTGAAATTTGAGCTTGAATATCTTCCTTCATTTCGGGAATAACAGTTGCGATCCGAAGAGCCATGTCAGCCATCAAGAAAGCATATGCGTGTTGAGTGATTGCCTTATCAAACAGAAGTGTAGCAATCCGAAGTCTGAAGGTTTCATCGCGCGCCTTAATCTTTTCCACTGCATCTTTTGATAGCTTCTCCAATGTCGCAACTGCAACTTTATTGAAGATACTGAATATATCAGAGTATTCTGGGTCTTCACGTTCTTTTACACGACGAACGATATCAACTAGAGCCTTCTCTCTCCAGTTTTCGCTTTCAGATGGCTGCTTGGGCCGATAATTATTGTGTTGACGCTGAATAGGACGAGCTGGCCTGTATGTAGCAGGAGAAATACGAAGCTTTGCGATATTATCTTGGATGATCTTGGGAAGAGCGAGCTTCGGATTGAACCGAACCGAATAGATTTGAGCAATCGTTACGCTCATCTTGTATACTATGTATGTCAATTAGTGTGCTGTGTAAAACGAATCCGTTTTAATCTACTAACCTTAACAGTATAAAATGGGATCAAATATAGAGACCACAAAACTCCAATACTCTTGGATTCTGTGGTATCATGATCCCGACAATCGAGACTACTCCCTTGCCAGTTATGTGAAGATTGCAGATATGGAAACGCCTCAACAGTTTTGGACAGTTGTTGATTCTATATCAAAAGAGGCATGGGAATCTGGTATGTTCTTCTTTATGCGAAGGGGATTCAAACCTCTTTGGGATGCTCCTGAAAACGAAGCTGGAGGTGCTTGGTCAAAGAAAGTGGAAGCATCGACTGTTCATAATACATTTGTAGACTTGATGGTTCACTGCATTACAAATGAGATACTTATTCACAGGAAAGAGACTGTAGTCGGAGTGACAATTTCGCCTAAAGGACCTTTCTCTATCATTAAAATTTGGAACACAACGACCACTGTTGCAGAAAATGCGTTCATATGTCAAACGATTCAAGGATTTAAGATTGGAGACGACGTTGCGTATACTGCTCATAAAGCAAGACCTAAATAGTAATAATGAAGATTCAGATTGAACTAGATAAAGACAACTTAATAGAAAAATTGGAAACGCATCTTCGGTTTTTAATTACATTTTCCTATCGTTGGCTAACTAACGAAGGAGAGGTTCTGGGCTATATTTTAGGTTCATTACATTTTATGTTGTTCGTGCTTCTTGTTCTATTAGTCATTGCGTCACATACTGTCTACACTAATTTCTGGTTTCAACTTGCTATATTTGTATGTATTTTCGTTATATGGATTCAGCACGTATTTTTGAAAGTGTGTGTTTCAGTAATTGCAGAAAAGAACCTTACAAAAGATACTTCGCCGTTTCACACGTTGCTACAAGACGTATTTCAAGTATCCTCAACTGATTTCACCAACTACTTTGTAACTGCTGAAACGGTTGCATTAGGATGTTTTGGATTGGAATTAATTTCGAGATGCTCTGTATATTTACGTCGAGCATGGCATTAGACATAGCTTGATATCCCCCAAGTTTGCAACGACATACCGGATCATCAAGAACCAATCGTTCTTCATATGAATCTCTAAGTTATTGCACAGATTCGTGCACTTGGTGAAGAGGACTAGATGCGGGAGTGAAAAGCTCCCAGTAACAATTTCATCTGTAGTCTTCTTCTGAATGCTGAACTCATTTTCAGAATCTCCCATAACAGTTGTTCGAGAAGCAAAATGCCCCTTGCATCCAAATGTCAGTGATGGGCCAACATTCTTGATCTCAACGGTCTTTGCTCCGAGCAATGTCATATCGCGACAAATCTTCTGAAAATCAAGAGACGGCATAGTAATGTGAGTCGAGAACTCAGTTTCAGGTAACTGAATATCCGGCTCATCGCGATCCAGTAGATTGAGCTTGTAGCGAGTTACCTGCTTTTTGTCGCCATCCTCTAGTAGAATTCCGAGCGTGTTAGGATCAGACTGATCAACGTAGAATGTGATAGTATCATCATTTGTAGCAGTTCGAACAATG